GGGTGACGTCGCCGCCGGGGCTGGTGTTCAGCTCGTCGGTGAGGTAGCCAGACTCTTGACGCTTGCGGTAGGCCCACTGGTTGGCGGCGGACACGCATTTAGTGATGAACGCGGTGTCGTTTGCGGTAGCGACGGCAATGCCTAGCCATTCGGTTACGTTGGCGTTAGTGACCCATGTGCAAACAGGGTTCCACTCAACAAGGCCGTACGGGTCAACCGCGTACCAGGTGACGTCGGCACCAGCGTTCTGGTACATAACCTGGTTTGACACCGGGATGTCAAAGTCAAACGTCCAGTTTCCTTCGTCGTCAACGCCCGTGAATTCGTATTGGGGGCAGGCAACCAGCAGGGTGCCAGAGTCGTTGAACGATGCCGCAACGCCCGAGATTTCGATTTCTTGGCCGGGTGTGGCGTCAATGTTTGTCAGTAGTTGGAGGACTGCGTAGTCATTCAGGCGCATGGCCCGAATGACGTACGCAATCTCCGACATGACGTGCTTTCCGCGTTACGGTCAGGCGACCGTAATCTTCTGCACCATGGTGGCGTCGGCGATGAACGTGGCGACGTAGCCGTAGTAGCTGAACGTGCGGCCCAACGTCCCCGGTGCCTCGACGGACATGAGGCCGCGCACCTGCTCGTAGAACTCCACTGCGGAGCCACGGGCGAGCACCATCGTGCCTGCCGCAAAGTTGCGGTCAACCACGAGGTTCAGGCCAAACGGGTTCAGGGTGTTCGTGCTGGTGATGGTCTGGGTGCCCATGCCGTTCACGCCCATGAGGCCCGCCGCCGCAGCGTACGGGAAAACAGGCCTCTTATCGGCGTCGAGCTGGCTTGAGAGCTTGCGCCACACGTCCACGCTGACAAACAGGTGGTCAGGCAGGAAGTTCGTGGCGGCCAGGATGGACTCGGCGACCTCGTACAGGGTGTTGATGAGGTCGGACGGGTCGGTGCCGTTGACCGTCCAGGTGACGCCGGATGCGACGCCCTGCGCGACAATCTGGTCGGCGCACTGGTTGTCGCTCTGCAGCAGGTACTGGCCGGCGAGGTCGCGCAGGATGATTTCCATCGCTGCGGGGCTCGTAAAGTCCACATCCTGAACTGAGAGGGTGACCTGACCGGCGAGCGTGGTCTTGCTGACGACGTTGGACGCGATGACCGGCGTGGTTGCCGACACCGGGTTCAGCTCAGGGGACTGGGCGGCCACCGAGGAATGAGTAGTCCATGTGGGGCGCACGAACGTCTTCTGATTGCCACCGTCCGGAAACGCCCTTGCGCCGACGGCTGCGACCACCGGGCGGATGTAGTTCAAGTCCTGGAACACAGGGCCGAGCACGGGAACCGGGAGCAGGCCCGGGGTGTCAGTGGTGAGAACGTCGCCGGCTGCGGCCTGCAGGGCGGTCTGCTTGTCCTTGGCGGCCTCGACGAACGCCTCGTTGACGCGGCGGAACGTGTCGCCACCGATGTGGTACGCGGCGAGGTACTCACCTGCGGACGGCATGGCGAACTTGCGCTTCGGCTGGGCCGGCAGTGCCGGGGTGGGAATGGCAGCTGCCTCGACGACGTCTGCCTGTGCGGGTGTGGCTTCCATGGGTTCCTCCTGTGGAACTTCGGGGTTTTCGGTTTCGTCGGGGTCTGTCGCTGCTTGCGCGGCTACTTCCGTGATGGTAGCACCTGCGAACGCCGGTATGGGAACTAATGACAATTCCATCCACTCGGCTTTTGTGACGATGATGCGACCCTGCTTATCTTCGGTGAATTCAAGCGGGTTGACCCCGACGGACACGTCCATGACGCCGTCGGCTGCAAGCACCAGCGCCTCATCCCCAAGCGCGGTGCGGCTAATTTTCATGGATGCCAGCATGGCCTCGTCTGTGTCGACGCGCTCCGCCACGATTCCGACCGGCTTGGTGGAGTCGTGGTACATGAAAACACGGGGTGCCTTGCCGTCAACCGGCAGGCTGCCCGGCTTGAACATGACCTCCTGGCCGCCGCTCACCGTTGCGAAAACGTTATAAGGCACCGCAATGGCGTCTATCCGGCGCTCGCCGTCCTCGCCTTTCTTGGCCTGCACTGTGACCGAATCTGAAGTAAAGCGAATCACGCCATTTCCTCCTGGGTGTTTTCCTCGACGTCGACCATTTCGCGTGAGGTGTTTGCATCGTCCATCTCGCCGAGGTACGCCTCGTAATCAAAGGCGACAAACGTCCCGTTCGGCAGAATGTTGTTTGCGCTGAGCGTGGCGGCGATGACTTCGGCGTAGCCCTTGGTGCCGTACAGCCACAAATCCCAGCGCGACTCGCGGCTGTTCGTGTATGCGTACGACCCGGTCGGTACGCCCAGAAGGTACGGCGGAATGTTGCAGATTTGCGCCATTTGCAGGGCCGAAAACTGGGCCGACTCGATAAGCAGCATCTTGTCTGGGGTGGCCGTAGTCGGCTCGTACGTCAAGAACTCGTTCAGGGCGGCGGTCTGGTTGGATGACCGCGCCGCGTTGAATGCCGCCGACAGGTCGGCCAGCTCCTGGGCGCTGAGAGGTTCGCCACCGACCTGGCGCAAGATGCCCGACGGGATTGAAGAAGCGGCGTTACGCAGCCGGGCGTCCTCGATGCGTAGGGCGGTGGCGATTGCTTGCTCTGAGCTGTAAATCAGGCCTTGGGTTGCGCCGATGAACTGCACGATGTTTGCAGGGTCGAGCATTTCGCCGTTGAAATACAGCTCGTTGCTGGGGGCGTACCAGACGGGGCCAGCCTGGTCAGGTGTGGTAATTGAGCCGGTCGGCAGACGGGTGAACGAGGCGGGGTAGCCGTCCTGGGTGCGGCTGGTGATGTACCAGAACGCCCGCCCAAAGAAGAACAGGTCGTCAAACGTCCAGGACATGAGTGTCTCGTAGCTGATTGACGGGTCGGGGCGGCGCAGCCAGGAGCGCGGCGCTATGTACTCGTCCTCCATTTCGCGCTCAGTGTCGTTCCACCGTTCGCGGTACATCTGGAGCGGCATGGCGCTGATGACGTTTGCGTGAAGGTCGCGGGCGCGACTGATGGCCGGCACCGTCATAGCACGGTTACGGGCCTCGCCTTCCTGGTAGGTGTAGTACTGCCCAATGAGGGACACGCCCGCGGCGTTGGGGTTGTACCCGCCGACAGCTGCGCGCACCGCCGGTTCGGCCGGTGAAATCTGCGCTTTGGTTTCTTTGCGTGTAAACAGTGCCATGTCTCGATGTGGTGGCCACCGCCCGACACGGGGCCGCCGCGGTCACCATACAGCACTAGGAAACCACAAGCATGGGTTTCTGTTTTGTTTGCGGACGCGACACTAAGGCGATAGCCCAGACAGCTGTGCGCGCCACCTCAATCGGGCCAGGCGACTTCTGCGAAGACAGGACGTAGCCCTGCGCAGTCTTGACACCCACGGCACGGTTCATGTGCTCCGACAGGGTGCGCGCCCCGGTGTGGACGACGCGGCCTTCCTGAATCATGCCGCGCACCAGGCTCGTGTATTTGATGAGCTCGCCGTAGCCAACAGTGCCGGTGCGGCGGGCCAGCTCTGGTGGCAAGTGAATCTCAAGCGTCGGGGTCACCGCCAGGTTCACGGTCTTGTCGGCCATGACGCGGGCGACCTCGTCCCACATGGCTTCCTCGGAGTCGACCACGAATTCGACGTCGACCATGATTTGGCCGTCGGCGACGGTGGCGCGGGTGCCGACATACCTGGCCTCGTCCACGGATGAGTCGATGGCTAGAACGCCGCCGCCTGGCATCGGGCGGTCGGTGGTGCAGCTCTCCCAGACGCCTGGGTCAAGCATGGCGCCCCGGGTCGTAATCCACTGGTTGAGGTGTGCCCGCAGGAAAGACTCCTTTTTGGCGGCGGCCCGCAATGCCGCCAGGGTGACGGTGGTGCCAAGCGCCGGGTTTGCCCACCCCCACCAACGCTCGTCTTTCGGGTCGGCCCCCATCGGCATCGACCATTCAGCAAAGTAAGTGTCGGTCAGGTTGCCGTTGTCAATGTCAGCCAACGCCTGTTCCCGCATGTGAATCATGCTCTGGCTGGACATGTCCCCAGCTGTGGAAAAGGCTGCGAGTAACGGGTTTGGTCGGGCAATCATTGAGGGGCGCAGCGCCTCGTCCATGACGGCCGGGCTGATGTTCCACAGCTCGTCCACCACGATGAGGTCGTAGCTGCCGCCGTGCAGGCGGGACGACGCGGCCCGAATCTCCCACGTCGAGCCGTCCGGCATGGTGACCTTCTTGCGGCCGATGGCCTGCAACGATTTGCCGCCGAACCGCTCGACCAAAATCGGAGCCAACGTGCTGAAGATTGCCTCGGCGCGGTCAAGCTGGTTGGCCGTGGACAGGACGTGCTGGGGTCGGCCCAGAGTCGCGGCATGCTCAGTCGTCCACCAGCCAATGAGACTGGTCAACAGAACAGACTTGCCCTGCTGACGGGCCGTAGACACCAGCGCCTCCCGCCGGCGCAGCTCACCGCCCTCATGTTCAAGCATCCCGGTAACCGCATACACCTGCCAAGGCATCAAAGGCATCAGATGGCGGTCAGCCCAAGACGCAACAGCAGGCCCAAACGAATCTTCCCCAAACCGCGCCGACTCCAACCGGGGCTGCTCCCGGCCAACCCCGACAACATCGAGCTGGTCAGGGCCAGTCACGGCTGTTCCTGGCTGGTTTGCAAAAGAGAGAGACAATGG